ACCAGACCCTTTATGACCTCTCGCACTACTGGAGCGGGGATTGCAGTTCAGCCGCCAATGGCGACCTTCTGACCTCGAGCGGCACTGAGCGCAGCAAGCAGCGCATCCTGCGCAGGCTGCTGACGAACCCGGCGCAGAAAGATGCCTCTGGCAACGTAGTTGTGCCGGGTGACTACATCTTCCATCCTGACTATGGCGCGGGCCTGCCGCGCTTGGTGGGTTCGCTGGCCAGCCCTGCGGAGATTCGCGCGCTGATCCGTGGGCAGATGCTGATGGAGGCAAGTGTGGCCAGTAATCCAGCACCGGATATCACGGTGACGGCGATCGCTGGCGGCATCAACGTGCAGATCAGTTACACCGATGCATCCACAGGGACACCGATCGTACTGGCGTTCAACGTAAGCAAGTAGCACCCGCTCCCCATCCATCCATTCGAACGCCCTGGCCGCGCAAGCGACCGGGGCTTTTCCGTTTCTGGCGCCGATCATGCCCAACATCACATCCAAGAGCTTTACCCAGATCGTCAGTGACATCGCGACGGCGGTCCAGGGAAGGGCAAGTGCGTTGCTTGATTTCACTGATGGCTCGGTGCTGCTCAGCGTCACCGAAGCCATTGCCGCCGTTGTGATCTGGCTACAGTCGCTGATCCTGGTGCTGCTCAACACCACGCGCGCCGCGCTGTGTACGGGGACCGATCTCGATAGCTGGATGGCCGATTACGGCCTCACCCGCATCCAGGCGACGCCGGCGACTGGCCAGGTGACCTTCGCGCGCTTCACCGCGGCCATGCAGGCGACCATTCCGGTCGGCACGCAGATCCAGACCGGCGACGGCACGCAGCAGTTCGCCGTGGTCGCCGACTCGACGCAGCCTGCGTTCAACGCGGCAGCAAACGCCTACATCATCCCCGCGGGGACGAGCAGCATCTCCGCGTCGGTGATGGCCGTGACGGCTGGCACCGGTGGGAATGTCTCGGCCGGTTCCATCAGCGTCATCGGGCAGGCGCTGCCGTACGTCGACACGGTGACCAACCCGTCGCCGTTCGTGAACGGGGAGAACGCGGAAACGGATGCTGCATTCCGCAGCCGCTTCATTTCGTACCTGGGGAGCTTGTCGCGCGCGACCAAAGCCGCCATCGGCAACGCGCTGCTGTCGATGCAGACGGGTGTCAGCTATACCCTGGTCGAGAACCAAGCCTACAACGGCACCACGCAGCTCGGCTTCTTCTACGTCGTGGTTGACGATGGCTCCGGCCATCCCAGCTCCACGTTTCTGTCGTCGGCCTACAACGCTGTCGACGCGGTGAGGCCCTTCACCATCGCGTTCGCGGTGTTCGCGCCGATCACGATCACGGCCAACGTCGTCATGTACGTCACGGTCGCCGCAGGGTATGACCCCGTCGCGACCAAAGCGCTGGCGCAGTCTGCCGTGCAGACTTACCTGGCGTCCCTGACGCTGGGCCAGACCTGCGCGTATACCCGACTTGCTCAGGTCGCCTATGACGCGTCCCCCGGCGTCACCAACATCACCGGCCTGACGCTCAACGGCGGCACTGCCGATCTCGTCGCCACCAACCAGCAGCGCATCGTCGCTGGCACCGTGGTGGCGAACTGACCATGGCGACGGGCGATAACCAGGATTTCTTCAGCAGGCTAAAGGGCCTGCTCCCATCGCGCTGGTTCGGTTCACCGACCGACAGCGTGCCCATCATCGATGCGGTGCTTACCGGCATCAGCCAGGCGCTTGGATTCGTCTACGCGCTGTATGGCTTCGCCAAGATGCAGACCCGCATCCAGACCGCTACCGACGGCTGGCTTGACCTGATCAGCGCCGATTACTTCGGCGCGTCGCTCCCACGCCAAACTGGCGAGACGGATGCTTCGTTCCGCACCCGGATCCTGGCGAACCTCTTCCGAGAGAAGGCGACACGGCATGCCATCGTGCAGACGCTGACGCAGCTCACTGGGCGAGCGCCGATCATCATCGAGCCGACGCGTCCTTCCGATTGCGGCGGCTATGGCGCGCCGAATTGTGGGTACGGCGTCGCCGGCTACTACGGATCGGTTGTACTGCCCTACCAGGCATTCATCATCGCTTTCCTCCCCTTCAGCGCTCAGGGCGTCGCCGGCATGCCCGGCTATGGCGATCCCGAAGGCGGCTACGGCGTCGCCAGCGGCTACAGCTCGCTCTCGCTCATCACGGCAGGTGTCAGTGATGCGGCGATCTTCGCCACCGTCGATGCGGTGAAACCCGCTGGAACGATTGCCTGGGTGCGCATCGCAAGCTGATCACGTCCTCACCTCCTTCAACACCAACTCTGCCCGCCATTGCGCGGGCTTTTTTTTGCCCGGAGATTCCATGCGCCGCCAAATCGTCTATCCCGGCCAGGTCCCCCTGGAAACGGACACGCTCAATACCAATCGCAACGTAATGATTGCGCTTGGCAAGTTGGCCGGTGCGCTGCTCGGCACCGGTGGACTGGTGAATGGCCTCGCCGTCGCGCCAACGCAGCCTGCAAGTCTCTCGGTGCAGGTTGGCGCCGGTGAGATCTACCAGCTCGAAAACGTGGATAACACGGCGTACAGCTCGCTTCCTTTGGACACCACGGATACCTGCCTAAAGCAGGGCATCCAACTGCAGCCGGTGAACATTGCGATCGCTCCTCCGAATACAGCTGGTTACTCGCAGTGCTACCTGATCGAGGCCACGTTCCAGGAAAACGACATCAACAATGTCGTGTTGCCGTACTACAACAGCAGCAACCCGAATCAGGCCTTGAACGGGCCGCCCGGCAATCCTGGCCAGCAGCAGCCGACACAGCGCGATGGGCAGGTCATCCTTCAAGCGAAAGCGGGCATCGCAGCCGCTACCGGCACGCAGGTCGCTCCAGCCGTCGATCCAGGCTATATCGCCCTCGCGGTCGTCACAGTCGCAAACGGCCAGGCCACGATCACGGCCGCGAACATTTCGGTAGTGACGGCTGGCGTCCTGCCAGCCTCGTTGCTGCAAGCGCTACAGAACAACTCGCTGTGCTACGCGAAAGATGTGGGCGCAGTGAATGCGCTGGTCGTGAACTTGCAACCGGCACCGACAGCATTGGTCGACGGCATGCTCGTGGAAACGCAGGTGGCGGTGACGAACACCGGTGCAACCACGCTCAATCTCAACGGTCTTGGCGCGAAGCCTATTCTTGGCGCGGCCCATGCCGCGCTTCAAGGCGGCGAGCTTCCGGCAGGTGGTAAGGCCGAATTCATGTGGCATGCCGGTCTCGCGTCATGGATTTTGATCGAAGAAACGGCCGGTGCTCAGCAACTTGGAGCTGGGTCGTACGTCAGCACCCCGGCGCAATTCGACAGCAGCACGAAGGTTGCAACAACCGCATATGTACAGAGTGCGTTGGGCAGCTTTTCCGGGCAGAACAATTACGCGGCGCCTAAGACGCTTTCCGCAGCTGACGTTGGAAAGCTCAACATCATAACGTCGACGGGAACGGTCACTCTCCCGTTGGCCGGACAGATGCCACCTGGCGCTCTGATTGTGATTAGCCCTGCATCGGGAAATATCACGGTCCAGGCTCAAGGAGCAGACGTGGTTACGCGTCTCGGGACTGGGGTGAGCGGCAGTGTAACGATTCAATCCCAGACAGTTGCCGTCTTCCGGGCGCTTGCATCGCAAAACGGTTGGAGCCTAGATGCCGGTGATGCTGCCCTGTCTTTCTCGCCGCTATTTTCGAGCGGCTTAACGACGCCGGGTTATCAGAAGTGGCCGAGTGGCCTGATTCTGCAGTGGGGTGTCGCAAGTTCAGTTAGTGGATCTGCCACGACCGTCACTTATCCCATTGCATTCCCTAATGCAACACTGAATGCATGGGTGACTTGCTTCATCGCTGGCGCCGGCGCAATTGGTGTGATCGAAAGCGGCGGATCAACAACGCAGCTATTGGTGGGCTCTTGGGCAAGCAATTCAACACGCTCTGGCGCTGGCACAAATATTAGATGGTTTGCATTGGGGTATTGAACAATGGGACAGAAACTTGCGGCATATGATGTAAACGGCAATATCACTGCATACTACGACACCATAGACAGCCCTGCGCCAGACGGTGCCAACACAATCGAAATTACGGAAGCGCAGTGGCAACTCTGCATTTCAACACCTGGCTACGCGGTGGTGAATGGTGCGCTCGTCCCACCCGTGCCGCCTACCGAAGCTCAGCAGCTCGCGAGCACGCAATTAGCATTGTGTGTATCTATCGATGCAGCGGCTGATTCTGCTTATGTGCAGATTGGCGGTCCTAGCCCAGGGCGCCTGGCCGAGTATCAGCAGGCCAACACTGATGCACAGGCCTACAAGTCGGCCGGTTATAGCGGCACTGTTCCGTCCACGGTTCAGTGCTGGGCGACGGCGGCCAATCTGACACCGCAGCAGGCAGCCGACAACATCATCTCCACCGCAGCCGCGTGGAGCAACGTCCTAACTGGCATCCGTTCGGCTCGCTTGATCGGCAAGTCAAATGTAAATGCGGCAACCACGATCGCAACCGCACAGGCTGCGCAGGTGCAAGCGATTGCCAACATCCAAACAGCGGCGGCCGGCGCATGAATACCTTCGACCTTCTGTTCTGCACGAATCCGCGCAATCCAATGAGCTGGGCCATTCGAGTGGGTAGTTGGTCGAAATGGTCTCATGTCGCGATGATCGATGGTGAGGACGTCATCGAAGCGGTCGCTCTGGAAGGCGTGGTGCGGACACCATTGGCGACACGCAAAAAGGAAGACCCCACGTGGTCAGTCGCAACGCTTCCATGTCGTGATCGCAGCGCGATTCTTGCGGCAGCGAGCGGGCAGCTTGGCAAGCCCTACGACTACACGGCCGTGGTCGGTATCGGGTTGCATAGGGACTGGCAACAAACTGACCGGTGGTTCTGCAGCGAACTGGTTGCGTGGTCATTCGAACAAGGCGGCTCGCCGTTGTTTCGGCCGGAGGCGTGTCGGCGCGTCACGCCGCAGGATCTGTGGATGCTACCCCCTTTGGAAATCGCAATCGCTCAACCATCACTGGCCACGTAGGGTCAGAGCTTCAAATTGAACGAGTCGCAACCAGGCCGCCGTCGAGCGGCTTTTTTTATATCCGCCTACATGAAGGGAAGCCATGCCCGCGCCACATGAATCGACAGACACGACAGTCGCTCGTCACGACGAGCGGCTGAAAAACATGGAGCAATCGCTAAGTGAGCTCGCTGACAGTTACCGCGAGTTGGCAAAAAACAATCAGCGCATCAGCTTGGTTGAGCAGGACACGGGCTTGCTGCGGAAAGACCACGACAAGCTCCGCGGCGAATTCGATGCTCACCTGCGAGCGCACAACAACCTCATTGGTAAAGCGCTTTTCGCTGTGCTCAAGTTTCTGGCTGCCGGTGCTGCGGGTGCCATCCTTGGTCAAGGGATACATCTCTGATGAAACCAAATGACTTCATTGCCGCGATCGCGCTGGCGGCGCAGGTATCGATGCGCACCACTCACATTCCGGCGTCGTTCGTCATTGCCGAGGGCGCGCTCGAATCCGGCTGGGGTGCATCTGCATTAGCTCGTGAAGGATGCAACCTATTCGGCGTGAAGGCCGATCCTTCCTGGAAGGGCGACATCCTGACCATGCGCACGAGGGAATGCCTGCATGGGAAATGGATCATCATCCCCGCGCGCTGGCGTAAGTACGGCAGTTGGGGAGCCTGCATCGCAGACCATGCGGCTTTCCTGCTCGATAACCCGCGATACAAGCCTGCCTTCGAGCATGCCGACGGCGAGGGGTTCGCGCGGGCCGTGGCCGCAGCCGGATACGCAACCGATCCGCAGTACGCAACCAAACTCATCGAAGTCATCCGCGCCCACAACCTTGCCGCCTTCGATCACATGCCGGCATAGCTCAGCAGGTAGAGCAGCCGCTTTGTAAGCGGTAGGCCGTCCGTTCGATTCGGACTGCCGGCACCAATCCAACC